TTTCACGTTCGGCGCGGATCATGTGGGGGATTCCTCCAAGGGGTATTTAGCTATGCAGTTAACCCACCCGGTGGGGGAGCATCTAGGCTCCTTCCCGCGACGGAGTGGCCAAGGCGAGAGGGTGCGGCCGCACTTTGGGCAGGGTGAGCCTGAGCGCCATTGGGCGGACTTAGCGGCTAGAAAGGCTTCCGCTTCCGCTAAGGATTTGAATTGCATGGGGTTAGGCGTCTCCCAAGGTTTGGGGCTCGTCTTCGAGGTCTTCGAGGTCATCGGCGTAGGCTTCGAGGAAGGCTAGGACTTGACCAAAGACCTCCTCGCGTTCGAGGGTTTGGCCAATGGCGATGAGGGCTTCGGTGGATTCCACCTTGCCGTAGGTTGCCAGGGCCTCATCGCAGTAGTTTAGGCGACCTCCCCCTGAGGCCAGCCAGGCCAGGAGGTGCGAGGTGTAGGTATCAGGCTCGGCCATGGAGTCGCGGGCTTCATCCTCGTCGGAGGCTTCCGCAAGGCGGTCGCAGGCTTCGCGGATGTATTCGTATCGCCAATCGTTAGGGAGCATGGCGCCATCCCCATGGGCGTCGAAGCAGAGGTCCTGCATCCACTGGGGATGCCCGTCCTTAAGTTTTACAAAGGTTTTACCATCAGGCCGGGTGGAGGTTTCGAAGGTGCTGGCGACTTCGCCAGCGAGGGCCTTGATTCGGTCAAAGTCACGCATGGGTAGCTCCTTAGCGCGCCTAGCGCGCTTCACATTCGGGTAGGCCGTCGATCAGCGGTGGACCGCCAATGGAGTCGCCCTCGGCAATGGTGAACAGGTCTGGGGAGGTTTGGGGCTTAGAGCGCGTGGTCGAGCAAGCGACCAAGGCTAAGGCCAAGGCCGCGAGCCAAAGTGGGGAATGACGCATGGGGGACTCCTCTAGGGGCATTTTTTACCAATGCCTCCGTGGGGTTTGGGTGGCGTGGGTGTAAGCCCACAGGTCAAGCGCGTGGCCTATGCGGCTAAGGAAACAGGCAAAGGCGGAGATTAGACGAAGGTGATTAGGCATTGCGGCAATCCTTGGTGTAGTAGCGTGAGCCACCACAATCAGGGCAACGGCGGATGCGTTGAGCGGCGGCCGTGAGGCCGAGGCCGAGGCATTCTAGGGAGTTTCCGAGGGCTTCATAGAGTGACCAAAGGTAAGGGTTCATAGTTTAGTATCCAGTCATGGTCAAGGCTACCATGCGGCCGGCGAGGTAGCAACCGAAAAGGATTAGGGAGAAGACCGCGAGGTAAATTAGGGAGCGCATGGTTAGGCTCCTCGTAGGACAACGACCCAATGATGGTCAGTGCCATACCAATGGATGACGCGCCGGGCCGCGGAGAAGCGCGCGAAGGCTTCGGAGAAGCTAGCGTAAGTTCGGTAGCGTAGTTCCTTAGTCATTGGAATCATCCTCTCGTGGACGCCAAGGAATGCCATTGCCGCATGGCTATTCCCGCTCCCGCTCAGCGGCTTTGCCAAAAATCGGCATTATCAGACCTAAACTGTTGTTGGTCGTGACCTTGACCGCCTTGGTCGCCCCATAGGTTTCGCAGTCAAACCCGGTCCCATCATCCGCTAACCCCATGGCCTTGGCGAGCCTGTGGTACAGGTAAGGATTCAGGAGCGCGGCCGAGTCGGTCGGCCCGCCCGTTGGAACCAAGTGGCGCCAAGCCGGGAAACGCCCGGCTTCGTCAATTAGATCGGCCGAGACCGATCCGGCCGCGTGCCTGGCCGTTAGCACGAGCTTGAGCCGATCCACAGCCGGTGGCAGGGTTCCTGCCGCCTTGACCACGGCCCCGAAAGCCTTAGCGTTCACTAGCCATGCCTTCCGCCCTAAGTCCGGGGCAAACAAAAACCCCGGGCAATGAACCAGAATACGGCCGTCGGTGGCTGTAACGTCAAAAGAGTCTTCTGACCCTTCGCTAGACGCTAACAGCACGTTCTGTAGTATTGGGCGAGCCGCATTTGTAGATGCGGCCAGCCACGGTTGAGGCTTCGTCGCTTTCATTTTCCTTGACGTTCTCATGTTATTCTCCATCTTGTCGCGACGCCTAGTCGCCGCGGTTGCCCAAGGGTTAGAGCAAAGTGCGTGCCGGGCGCAAGTGCTTGCGCTACCACAAACCACGGCTATGGTATCGGGCGAAATGCCATTGCAATTGGCGAAATGCACTCAGGTAAGCTCACTTAGCTAAATTGCTAAATATATCTCCCTTGCTAGGATATCCCTATATTTATAGGGGTTTCCTGCGGGAAACCACCATGAGCAAGTGTGTGCGCATGTCTTCATGCGTGGCATGATGCATGCTTATGCAAGCCTTGGTCCATACATCATGGCACGCGTGGTGCAGCAGCAAGGACTAGGCCATGGGGGAGCCCCCCCTTGTGAAGCTTTCCTAATTTCTAAACTTGACAAATGTAGCGTGTAGGAATATACTTGCTGAGAAAATGCCGAAACTGGGAAACAAGGGAAAAGCCCCCGAAGTGCCCTTCGGGAAGGGCCGAAACCTCCACGATGTCAAGGGCGGGGACGTAAGCAAGTCCCCGCGGAAGAAGAAGGGCGGCGGGTGGTGCCGCCTCACGCCCACTGCCCAAGAGGGACTCCTCGAACTCCTCATCACCCGTTGGGTCGGCCGAGAGGGGACCTCCGGCCATGGGATGACAGACGCCCAGATCGGCGCGCGGATGGGCGTGGGCTATCGTACAGTCGGGACGTATAAGAAACTCTTCATCGAACGTTATCCCGAACTGCGCGAGAAAATCTCCGGCCGCGTCACTGACGCAATCGTCAACACCGTCGCCCGGACCTTAGCCGGCCCTGACCCCGTAGAGGTCGCGACCAAGGCCATCCAGCAACTCTCAAGTGAGGGCACCGCAGATGGCTTCCGGAGGAACTATCGCGATGAAGTCCTCCCGGAGAAGCTCCAAGCGGCTATCGCCGCGGCTGCTGGCCCTCCCCCCGAGGGTGGCTCTAACGCCCTAACCGTCGAGCAGATGCTCTCAGTCCTGGCGCACATCGCCAAGACGGCTCCGCCGCAATATCGAATCCATGCCATCCGGGAGATGGCCACCCTCCAAGCCGTCCACCGGCCAGCCGAGACCTTCGGGCCCCCCGCGCCTCTGACGGAGCTTGAGCGCGTAGGCCGGCTAACCCGCCTCCTTAGCGTTGTAGGACAAGAAACCCTCATCACCTCTATCCAGAAGTTATGGCCAAATACATCCTCGTTCGATGGCTCGATGCTTCAATTGACGTTGACACCGACGTTGACACAGCCAAACCCGGCCCCGTCGAGCCTTGCATCCTCGAAACCGGAGGATGGCTCATCTCTGACTCCGAGGCCCATATCCGCCTCGGAATTGACCGAGGGTCCGATGGACACTATCGAGGAACCTACCAAATCCCCCGTTCCCTTATCCAGCGAGTAGTACCCCTAGGAGATTTTCCGGATGTTAAAGTGGTTCCCCCTAAGCGCAAGCGCCGCCCTCCTACTTCTGACGTTGAGCGGCGCCGCCACCGAGGGTGGCGAGAAGGTCGTATGGCAGGGCGAAGGGTCCTTTAAGCTAGTCGAAGTCCTGGCGGACTCGGCGCCCCCTGATACCACACCTCCTGATCCCCCTGACCCTCCAGGGGATCCTGCCAAGTGCTACTCCGGCTACGTCCCCTTGGTGGGCTGGTGGCTTGGCTATTGTGGGGATGAACTGCGCAACTTCCAAAGCGGTACCGATTACGGGGCCATGCGCACCAACGCCGAGGCCCTCCGGTGGCTAGATGGGTCCACGCCCATCTCAAAAGGCTTCATCGAGGTAGATATCTACTTCGCCACCGATCGCGTCCCTCAGGGGACGGGGGGCCTCCACGTCCTCTCCCCTGCCTCAGGTCATAAAGCCCTTGGGACTCCCATCCAGAATGGTGGCTATCCCGGCTGGTTGCGGCCAGACTTCCAAACCCGTGGCATCGACGGGACGACCGCGGAGCTTCGCGTAGGCACCTACAACGCCGATGGGGAGGGCCGCCGCTGGTTCCAGCGCCGCCCTGGCGACTACGACATCGTAGTTGATGTCTGGTCCACTGGAATCATCCTCCAACCCCAAGTTTGGATCCCACTGCGCTTCGAGTGGTTCCGCGCAGGCGAGTGGATCGTCTACTCCCTCAATGGCCGCGCCCGCACCGTCCGCATCCACGCAGACTCCCATGACATCGCCGCCTTCGCCGTCGGCAACATGGATGGCCTGTCCCTCTTTGGCGGGACCCCTGAGGTCCGGTATCGCAACTTCCGTTGGGGACGCCTATGACACAAGGCTACGACTCGGAGGGGACCCCCCTGTATGAAGAATCCTATGCCTGCCCAGACGGCCACATTTGGTCATGGATGGGCTATACCCTCCCACCGGGAGACTTCGCCTACACCTGCATCTGTGGCTTGAAGGGCGAGCCTACCCCCTCCCCCGAGTCTGGCACATAATGGCTAAAAGAAAGATCCCCTCAGAAAGTGCAACCATCCGCCGTAAGCCCGTGGACCCAAAGGGTCCCTACATAGAAATGCTCCGTGCGTCCTTGGCACCAGATTTGGCCTCAAGCCGCATTGGCGAACTCAAGGAAATGGACTATCCCCGTAAGGTTGGCGCTGGTGATGTGAGGGAGCAAGATGAGCGGCGAGCCCGCGGGGTTAAGTATTCCACTAAGATGCTGAAGGAAGGAAAGGGCGGTAAGGGAGCGAAGAAATACACCTAGCCTGGGACCTCTATGCAGAGCGAGAACTCCTCGCTGATGGATGTAAGGCACACTTCTGGCCCTTCGTCCAATACGCCTTTGGCGTCGCTGAGAACCCGGACGGTTTTTGGCTTGATGAAGCCGTCCATAGGCCCCTCTGTGAGTGGCTAGAGAAGATAGCTAGGGATTGGCAAGCTATGAGGGCTTCGCCTGAGCAGAAGCGCTTCTACATCATGATTGATGCCGCACGCGGTAGCGGTAAGACAGTCATTGTGACCAAAGCCTTCACGGCTTGGCTCCACCTCCAAGACCCAAACCTATCAACTGTCGTTGACTCGGTAACGGTCACTAAGGCTGAGGAGTTCGTAGAGGTCCTTAAGAAGCTCTACGAAGGAAAGGATCCTTGTGCGCTCTTCACTTGGCTCTACGGAAAATGGGAAGGCATCGACCCCTGGACCAAGGGACGCTTCACCCACCGGGCCCGAGGCGTCTCTCGTTCCGAAGCTAGTGTTGAGACTTCGGCCGTGGAGGTGGGCATTACAGGTGACCACCCCGACCACCTTGTCATTGATGATCCCATCACACGCGAAAAGCTCCGCGACACTGGCGGATGGGTCCAACTTGCAAATACACATGTGGGATCACTCTTCCCTGCCCTCAAGAATAATTCTCTCTGTATCCTCTGCGCCACCCCCTACATTGACGGAGACGTTGTAACAAACGCCATCCGCCTCGATGGTGTCCGAGAAGTCATCGGCCAGCCCCTCCCGCCGGAATACCGCCGCTACGTAAACCCTAAGGGAAAGTGGTTCATGTACTTCATGCCCGCCGCCACGGAGCATGGAGAGCCCCTCATGCCTAAGGTGTGGCCCAAGCATGAACTGGAGGAATACAATCGAAAATACCCCGCAGACTATGCCGCGCAGGTATGCCTCCGGCCTGGAGCCGGCGATCAAGTCCCCCTCCAGATGGAGCAGATCCAAGATCGCCTCATGGACCGAAAGGACATTCCTAAGAACCTGTCTTACACCATCCATTGCGACACCGCCTTCAAAGACCCGAAGAAAATAGGGATGGGCGATGAGTCCGTAATCCAGGTGTGGGGCCACGCCCCCGAGTCTGGCGATGTGTACTTCCTAGAAGGACATGGTTCCAACAGGTGGCGCTCAGAGGAGTTCACGGACAAGCTCATCGAGATCGTCCAGCGATACCGTCGCACAAGCCGCACCATCCGCGCCATCACCGATGAGAAGCAGATCGGCGGGAAGGAAGGCACCTGGAAGATCCTCCTCCAATCGGCCTTCTCCAACTCAGGTATGTGGCTCCCGCCCTTCCACGAGATCGAGCGGCGCGGCACCAAGAAGGTCACGCGCATCTCGGAGAGTGCAGGCTATTGGGTAGATGGTCACGTGTATCTTTGCCGTGATGCCCCAGGCCTCCCTAACCTCATGTGGCAGATGTCCCGCATTGGGATCTCCGACCATGATGACTGGGCGGATGCCGCCGCTGATGTCTTCTCTACGGTCGTCTATCGCCCCCATAGACCAGATGTGAGGGATGCCTCGCCCCCTTATCCCCAGCGGCCTTGGGATGATTACCTGAAGACAGGTAAGCTCAATAACCAGGCCATGAGGGATATTTATGACCACCAAGAGGAAATAGAATGGACAAGGAGCCCGATCAGGTAGATGAAATCCTATTCTTTGACACCGAAATCACCGAAAACGTCGAAGCCGTCGGAGGGTGGGAAGCGGCCAAAGCCGGCCGGGCCGGTCTATCAGCAGCCGTTGTCCTGGCTGAGCCCTCCTCCCGAGTCAGGCTATACGATCTCCATACCATTGGCTCCCTTTGGTCATCGTTAAATGAAGCTAGTCACGTTGTGTCGTTCAACGGTAAGGGATTCGACTTCCCATTGGTATCAGCCTTGGGTGGACGACTATTGGCCCCAAGCCACCACTTGGATCTTCTTGAACTCATTGTTGACGCGGCCGATACGCGGAAAGGATGGTCACTTGACGCCACATGCCAACGAACCATTGGACGAGGGAAGCTAGATGGCATGACTGGTGCCTTAGCGCCTGTCCTCGCGAGGCAAGGCCGCTTTGGAGAGCTATTCGACTATTGTTTGGCGGATGTCTATTTGACTAGGGATTTATTCGAACATATCCGTGAGATGGGTTATGTGGTTGCCCCTAACGGAGATCCCATGCCCCTTAAGGTCCCAGAAGTATTCCAGCGATGAATGATCCATACATTGAAAACTTCAAGAGAGCATGGCCTGTGATACAAGCGGTTAATAATAACTTAAATCGTCACGTTTGGAACCTGGGTTATGTGCCTTCACATGTGACTATTAAAGACTTAATTACTGGCGAAGACAGTTCTCCGAAAGAAGAAGGTTCCTGAGGTATTCCATGGATAAGCGGTCCATGAACCTAATGGCAAGTTTTGGGGCGCGCATCCCCGCGGGATCTAAAGTCCTTGATGTTGGCTCACGGATAGCTGACGGCCAAACGGACACCTTTCGGAGTTTGTTTGCACATTGCAAGTATACTGGCGCAGACATCCAGGAAGGACCAAATGTCGATGTAGTCCTAGATGACCCTTGGGCGTGGGATCTCCCCCACGAGTCCTACGATGTAGTGATCTCAGGTAATACCTTGGAGCATGTAGCTTATCCATGGGTGACGATGCAACAGATCAAACAGGTACTTAAGCCTGATGGGTGGGTGTGTATCATCGTACCCCATAGATGGCCTATCCACCAACACCCGATCGACTGTTGGCGCTTCCTCCCAGATGGAATGGCCGCCTTAGGCGAATGGGTAGGCTTAAACCTACTCCAAGATCCTGAGATATATGAAGTCAACCAAGATGAAGCCCATATCATGGCAATATACCAAAGGACCGTATGACTGAGCAAGCCTTTGTAACTGAGCATACCGCCACCCCTCCTGTAGATGGCATTGCCGTCCAACTTGGCGCTGGTAGGTTTGCCCGGCCTGATTGGATTACCGTAGACATCTACCCACATCCAGGCATCACCCACGTTGCAGACCTGAATGAACGGTGGCCATTCGAGGATGATTCAGTAGATTTCATTGATGCTTCCCACATCCTTGAGCACTTGCGCTCGCCCATCCACTCCATGAACGAGGCGTGGCGCGTCCTCAAGATGGGCGGGGTCATCGACATTGTGGTGCCGTCCACCGATGGGCGGGGGGCCTTCCAAGACCCAACGCATGTGTCCTTCTGGAATAAGAACAGCTTCCTATATTACGCTGTAAACACCCCCGACCATCGGCTCCTTTATCCTGACATCAAGTGTTCCTTCTATATCCGCCTCGGCGACACCGCCAAGAGCCCTGACGGGAATATCTTCACGAGGGCGGTGTGTATGAAGGTGCCCCTTGACGCCACCTCTGACGAAGTGGTTTGAAGATAACCTTGCTGACTTCCTTTCCCAAGAGGAGTTTATAAACGCCGACTTAGAAGATCCTCCGTTTATGTGGTACGCCATTGAGTTTATGTGTCCAGAGTGTGATCTTCAATGGCCCGTTATGATGCCCGAGGATTCTGTTGACTTTCCTCGATGCCCAATGTGCGGTCAAGAGACCGCCATCTATATAGAGCACGAATGACTCCTGATGTACGCGACCTGGTTATGTCCAGGTTCAATCACTCAAAGAACGTCTACACCTCCATGTTTATGCGCACCGCGCGGTGGTATAACCTATACCGCGGGTGGCATTCAGGCGCGCATCAAGCCTTCCGCAATGATGTATCCATCCCGCTCCTCTTTTCCACTGTGTGGACGGACGTAGCGCGGAAGATCAACATATCCTTCGGCGTGTGGCCATACGTGTCCATGTTCGGGTATGGCCCAGAGGATACTGCCATCGCGCGGAAGAACGAGCTATTACTAAGTGCTCAGATGCGCGACATCCATATCCTCTCGAAGGCCGCAGATATGTTCCTCTGCGCAGACCTATATGGCACGGCCATCTGCCAAACAGGTTGGCTCCACAAAGAAGAGTTCCTCAAGAAGAGAGCCCCCATTGAGGGTGCTTCCCTGATGGGTAAGCGTGAGAAGACCATCACGGAGAAAGTGACCCAATTCGATGGGCCTAACTTCGAGGTGGTCGATATGATCGACTTCTTCCCCCAGCCAAATGTCCGTACCATCGAGGAGATGGATTGGGTCATCCGGCGATATTACCTCGATATGGATGAGCTTGACTTCATGTCGAAGCCCATCTCGGAGGGTGGGCCAGAGGTGTTCGACCGTAATGCCTTCCTCCGCCTCAAGGAAAAGGGCCTGCGCGTCGAGGTGGACCGCGAGATGGACGCCCGACGTGGGATGCTCCGGGGACCCTTCGCCGAGCCTGAGGCGAAGAAGATGGAAAAGTACGCCAAGCCCGTAGAGTTGCTGGAAATGTGGGGGACCATCCCCTCCGAGTTCCTGACCGATGGGATGGCCACCCAACGTGTCATCACCATAGCCGGCCGCACGGAGGTCCTGAGGAATGCACCCAACCCCTTCTGGCATGGAAAGAAGCCCTTCATCGCCTATTCCCCGCTCAAGGACCCTCACTTCTTCCATGGCATTGGCAAGATGGAAATTGGAGAGAAGCTCCAACTCACTATTAACAGGATCGCGAATCAGAAACTCGATGCTCTCGACATTTTTATTGATCCCGTATTTGCTTACGATCGTTCAAAGGGGGTCGAAACCAGAAACCTCTACATGAGGTCTGGGAAGCTCGTGGGTGTAGATGGAAACCCCGCCGAGGCCCTCATGCCCATTGTGCCGGATCTTCGGCAGATCCAGCAAGCCTATGGGGAGATCGAGCAGCTTAAGCGCTTCCTTGAGCAAGGCACCGGCCTGACCGAGGGCTTACAGACGGAGGGCGGTGGGTCGTCAAGGACAACCGCAAGGGAGTTCCTAGCCCGCCAGGAGAATGTCTCCGTCAGGCTCCTCCTTGAGAGCCGGTTTGCAGAGGAGGGCTTCATTGAGCCCCTCGCGGATACCTTCAGATCACTGAACCAACAATTCCTTGAGACCCCGCGGGAACTCAAGATCCTGGGCATTAACGCGCTCATCAATCCCATCACCGGCGAGCAAATCCCTCCCGAGGTCATCCCGATCACCTTGGAGGACATCAACAAAGACTATGATGTGGTGGCTCGCGGCGCTACGCAAACCCTAGGGAAAGCCGCGCGGCAGCAGAACTCCGTGCTGCTCCTCCAAGCGCTCCAAGCCAACCCAATGGCCATGCAGCTTGTCAACTGGCAAGCCTTCATCCGCGACCTATTTCAGACCTTCGAGATGGATAACGTGGATGAGTTACTCCAACCCACGCCCGCCCAACAGATGGCCTTGCAGCAAATCCAGGGCGGGCAGTTGCCCATGGGTGCCCCTCCCCCGAGTGGTGCACCAGGCTTCCCCCAGCCGGGCGTAGGTGGTCTCCCCATAGACCCCATGCAACTCCTAGCTATGGGCGGCGAGGCCCAGCAAGGTAGCTTAGAAGGGACGTTATCAGGATCATGAATCAGGAAGACCGCATTAGATACCTCCAAAGTTTTGTAGCTTCGCCAGGTTGGACGGAGATTGTACTCCCAGCATACCAAGCGAAGCTCGTGGCTGAGATGGAAGCCATTGCGGCTTCCTCTCTCAATGAGGACTTTCGAGCAGGGGTCCTTGAGACGGTTCTTTGGGCGATTGGCTTGCCAACCTCTCGAGAACGAGAGCGCAACCGACGCCGTGGGCGAATTGCAGCCCTAAAGGAACTTCTCAAGTGGCCACAATCCGAACTAGAGCAAGATGTGCTTGACAAAGAACGTGAACTGGTGTATAGTAGTATAGCCAATGAGCGTCAGCTCAGGCACTATGCAGAGTTCGGTTATAAGTCTCCTTATGCCCCCCCGACGGACAACCCGTCCTAATATAGGTTAAACAATATAACGATGGACAACCCCTCGCAAACTAACCAGGAACGGCTTTGGGCCGGTAAGTATGCCAACCCGGAAGCCTTGGAAAAGGGTTACAACGAACAGGCCCGCGAAACCCAGCGGATCATTGCGGAGAGGACCTCGCTCAATGAGCGCATCCGGCTTCTCCAAGCCACCAATGAACAGCTTCGAGTGACAGGTTTGTCTAACCTCGAAGATACTGGGGATCCCCAAGCGGGCATGGATGTCGATAACCAGCGAACCTTCATTGCAGAAGAGCTTCAGCGGATTCTCCATCCGCTCTTGACCTCTGCTGAAGCTGTTGGTTACTTCGGGGAGGATCAGGCGAAGATTTCGACCTACCTCCGTGATAACCCTGAAGCCCAGGCAACCTTCCAGCGCATGGCATCTGTTGATCCTCAGGGCGCTGCGGATCTTATCTCCCGTCGCTATAGGGATTATGAAGCTGCAACCGTTGAAGCTCATGCTTCAACGACAGACACCGCAACTCGGCGCGAACGCGCAGAGACGCGGCCGGCGGCCGAGGTTCCTGCTGGACGGGGAGTGAGCCGCTCGACTCCTGACAATACCAACCAACACGCCGAACGACTGGAAAGTCTGGCGAAGGCAGCTAGGGAAGGCGATTGGAACGCAAAGAATGCGTATGCTCGGGAGCGTCTCTTCGGCCCTGAAGGGAAGATTGAGATGTGGGCTCCTGGCGAACCGCCGCCTGCCTCTATGCTGAAGGGTAATAACTAAGAAATGGCTGCTGCTGGATATGGCGTCTATTTCGGTGGGGGGTTCTCGATTACCGGGAACCAGGGTCCCAACCGAGAAGACCTCCTAGACATCATCTATAACATCGACCCATCGGACACTCCGCTGTTCGTCCGGTCTCCGAAGACCGTGGCGAAGCATGTGTTCCACGAGTGGTTGCAGGATGCTCTTCAGGCCACGTCGTCGGCGTATTACGCTGATGAAGGTGCTGATTATAGCTTCTCGACCGCTTCTCAAACCTCACGGACTCGCGTGGGCAACTGGACTATGATTTTCCGCAAGGACATCAACTCCAGCCAGACCCAACGTGCGGTTGACCCGGCTGGCGTTCAGGACGAGTATGCCTACCAGGTGATGAAGGGCCTTAAGGAGCTTGCTCGCTCCATTGAGGCTTCTTCATTCATTGTGGCTGCGGCGACTGCAACTGCCTCCACTGGGCCGCGTGTGATGAAGGATCTTGCGACTTTCATCACCACCAATACCGCCTCGGTGGTTAATGGTGCCTCTGCTTCGACGGTTTCGGAGACTATCTTCAATGATATGCTCCAGAACATCTTCGATGATGGAGGTAATCCTGACTCGGTGTATGTAGGGGCGTATGCCAAGCGGCAGATTTCCTCCTACACCACTAACACCACGGTGGCACGGAACATCGCCCTCGCTGACAAGCGCCTCATCAACTCGGTGGATCTGTATGAGTCTGACTTCGGTATCATCCAGATCGTCCTTGACAGATGGGTGCCTAATGGTGGAACCGCCACTGCTTCCGCAAGCGGAACCGGCCGAGCGTTCTTCATCGAGACGCCTATGGTCCGTCATGCCTTCCTGCGGCCTATCAAGCATGTTCCCCTTCCGCCGAATGGTGATGCAGCCCGAGGCATTGTCTTGGGTGAACTCACCTTGGAAGTTGGGCATGAGAAGGCCTTGGGTATGCTGACTGGTATCCGTGGCATCGCGACGGTCTAACCATGGCAACCTACCGAAAGTACCGCACTAAGGCTCAGGATGCTGAGCCGGACAACCCTGAGCGGCTTTCGCCTCACATCACTGCTTGGGATAAGGCCGAGGAGACCCACGGTTCATACCTGTCTTGCGGCTTTCCCAAGGAGTTTGTGGATCCGAACCTGGGGGGGAGTTATGAACTCCCCCCCTCTCGGGAGGAAGATTCCACGGTGAAGCGAGCCCCTTACACCTTCAACACCAAACCAAAGACCCATGACCCCGCTCCGGGGAAAGTGGGCGCGGAGTAACTATGAGTCAAGGTCCTATGAATAAGACGACCGCTGAAAGCGGCCCCCCGAATGCGCCGAACGACAGCTTCAAGACCCAGCCTGCACGCGATTCCCGCGTGAAGCGAACGGGCCCTGAATGGTCGGACGGCCACACGCAGGGCAGCCGTGGCTAGAAAGGCTCCTAGCGTTCGCTCTCAAGCGCGCGCGAACTTCGAGAAGGAAGAGGAGTTGGCTAGGGAAAAGAAAGCCATGTTCAACCAACCTCTCGTCCTTGGAGAAGGGAAGCGTGGATCCGATAAAGTGCGAGAACGAGTAATTGAGGCTCGCGCTTTCGGACCTGCGCTTCGGGGAGTGCGCTTCAGGAAGAAGCGACGGAACGAGAATTACTAACCTATGGCATACGTTAAGAAGTTTGAGAACGTCCTTGATGAAGTGACCTCAGCGCACGTCCTCAAGGATACCCTCCCTGAGGGACGTATGGACACCTTCGTTGAGGCTGTATCGGACATTCGAGCAGCCAACGAAGAGGCCTACAAAATCTCGAACTTCAGGCGCGTAGCAGGCATGTCAGACAGCGGGAATTGGATGCGAGTAGCGTCCATCCCGCTGTCTGTCATAGCTTGCATTGAGCAAGTGGAACCGGGCTTCTTTCAGAATAAGAAGCGGTTCTATAGGTGGTTGAACCGACACCCTGAGTATCAATGCGTAAAATATCGCGCGATGACATCCAGCTAGAGGAAATAAAGTACGATCCAAAGCCCCTCTTGGTCTATACCATGTGGGGTGACTCGGATACCTGGATCTCAAAGTACCGTATTACCGGCCCTCTTAAGGTAGCTAAGCAACTAGGAATCGCGGATGTAGTCGTTGACCGAGGAAACCAATCCTTTAAGGAATACACGGACGCCCCCGCAGAGGAAGCCCGCTTCCAAGCGATGGCCCATGCAGACGTTCACCTTTATCACTTAGCCTACTCCCCTAAGGTACTTCAGCTCTGCCTCATGGAACCACGCCCCGCCATCATATTCGGCGCGGATGACCATACAGAGGCAATAGAGCCTTACAACCCACAGTTTGCTGGCCTTGGGACACGCGGTATGCATGGAGAGCCGCTTGAACCAGGCAAGAACATCTACATGGTGAACGACACTGGGGAGCACCTTCCAATTTGGAAGGATAAGGTGAACATTGAGCATGGGGTCCTCTTTGATATTGCACGAAACATTGAGAACCTAAAGCTCCATAAGTCTGTAGCCTTCGAGTCCGATGGTGTTCTTGTGTCCACTGAGCCCTTGCGGAAGGTCTATGCCTCCTATGGGTGCAAGAATATCTTCGTATGGCCAAACTCCATCAACTTCGCCCAATATCCCAAAGTGGACCTAGAGGAACATGGGGAAGAGGTCCGCATCCTCTGGACTGGCGGGTCGAGCCACATGGCAGACCTGTATGGCATTAGGGATCCCCTAAAGAATGTCATGCGGAAATATCCCCAGGCGAAGTTCATCTCCTTTGGGCAGGAAGCCCCTGTGATGGCCAGGTGGTTTGCTGAGTTTAGTGACCGTTTTGAGTACATCCCCTGGGTGGATCCAGACGCTTACACTTATCGCCTGAGCATCATCGGCCACGACATTAACCTATGCCCACTCCGCGCCTCTGAGTTTAACGAGGCGAAGAGCGCCATCAAGTGGTATGAGTCCTCAGTGATCTCGCGGCCAGCAGCCACCCTAGCGGGGGCCTTCGGCCCATTCCTTGAGATAGAGGATGGCCAGACGGGCATGCTCTACGAAAGCCCCGCTGCGTTTGAAGCCAAGCTAGGCCAGCTCATCGAGGACGCGGCGCTCAGGCGCCGCCTTGCGCATAATGCCAAGGATTGGGTCCATGAGCATCGAGACATTCGGAAGAACGTCCCTGCACTCATCGAGTGGATGCGGGGGACCTCCGATAAGGTGAAGGCCCGTTACCAGGGCTCCAAGCTCGAAGACCTCTACGGGAACATCTCTGAAATCGCCGATGCCCACCAACCAAAGAAACTCATTGAGGTCCCATGAGTATCCAAGCCAAGCCCGCGAATACCGCTTCCAAGGAATGGGAGCGGTTAGTTGCTAATTCCCACCAAACCTCTCTCTTTGTCACGCCCTCGTGGCTAGAGGCCGACCGCCCAGTAGTTGTTGGAGCTTGGGAAGGTGGTTCCTTAACCACCGCGCTTATCGTCAGGGACCTAAACGAGTTTCCCACGGCGGCACCTTATCAAGGCTTGATCCTGTCCGCCGCTTCACGGCCTTCCTCTGTAGACGCACTCATCGACTGGGTTGAAGGCATTGGGGGGCAGCCGACGGCGTGGAACGCCCCTTCCATGATTGATGTGCGTCCATTCCAGTATCGCCTAACTCGGGGGAGGCGGTGGTCGGAGCACATACGATATACGTTCTTCGTCACCTCCCCCCCCGAGTTGGGCTACCCCAGCGACGTGGAGAAGACCGGGGCGCGCATGGAACTTCTCAAGCCGGCCACGCAGACGCGCAGATGTTTGGAGGCGGATTGTGTGAAGTTCTACGAGGATGATGGGGGCTTGGTCGCGTGGGGCGTAGACCCACAGGGACGTGGGTATATCGTGGACTTCACGGGGGATTTTGTCCCCCTAGCCAAGAGGCTTATATCGACAGTCAAGGACGCTGATGTGGGTGGATGTTGGGGGTGGGCTAAGTCTATGAAGCCAAAATTGCGCACGTCCTACGGACTGACGCTTGTAGAGTAATACCATCGCAATCTTAACTTTCGCGCAGGCAAAGGCCCAAGTAGCTGAGGTAATTGGAAAGTCAACGGATACAGACCTCCTTACGGAAGCAGGCGAGGAGATCCAACATGCTATCTCCGAGCTTAACATGCGGGATTGGGAGTGGCTCCTTACCTTTGAGGACATCGTACTAGTTGCAGGAACCGAGGATTACACCTTCACCGCAGGGGACATGCGAAAGGTGTATGATGCTAGACTTCTCGGGAACAAGCGTCCCCTTATGCACATTCCTCAGAGGCTCTGGGATAGGGTTGCATCAGACCCCTCATCGAACGGGACGCCTTTCTCGTACACCATCCTCAGGACCTCGAACACCGTAAGTAAGATTAGGTTTATCCCACCTCCGGGGGCGGCGGACACTGCGCGGGTTAGGTATTATAAGCTCATTGCTACCCCAAGCGTAGATGGAACAGCGCTTGACATTGTGGAAAGGTACCAGCCCTGGGCCATTATGCAAGCCAGAGCAACTCTCCTCCAGAATCATTCAGAGAATGAGGGACGCGCCCAGTATTATCAAGCCCGCGCTGATCGCTTCCTTCAAATGATGATTCAGGAAGATCAGTTCTCGCCGGATCAGGATGAGGGCTTCCTTCCTGCAGCGGCCGCGTCCTTTAGGTATCCGCTGGACTCTGTGGCTAATATCCTCGCTGAGATCGACGGCTTTTAATGGCCCTTCATATTGAGCCACTTTCCGGGGGGCTAGTTACTGCTCGGGATGCTTCCCTTCTTAATGAAGGGGAGCTTTCCCAGGCGCTCAACGGGATTTATAGGCCCTTTAACCAAGCTATCTCCCCCATCAAGGCACGGGCGCAATTCATGCCTACGGTGGGAGTGAACATCACTGGGCTTCGAGCCATTCCATTTGAACTCGATACTGATTACACCATTATTGCGCATGGGACAGTATGGCAAACCAATCCCCTGGGAGTATGGACGGACTTACGCACAGGGGTTACTACTGGGCTTCGAGTGGAATCCATCCACTATAATGAGGCTAACACTGAATACTTTATCTCTAATGGGACAGATACACCTATTGCAGCAGCCGCGGGTGGGGGTGCTGCATCCACAATCCCGCATGGTATGGAGCCTACAGACTCTAATGATTGGACGGTAAGCACAGCTAACGCAGGTGGAGATGGGTGGGAAACTTTAGGCTTAGGGCATTATGGTTATTGGATCACGGAATATAACCACAGTAATGGCTTAGAGAGTGCAGGGGTTGCCCCTTTAGCGGCACAATTCTCTAATGTTACCACAGATGATGACACGGTAACTATTACCATACCATATGGTTTGGCCCAGTATCTCACTAAGCACACAGATCACGCCACTAGATGGAGGATTTATAGGTCTATTGAATCTCTTGACACCACTATTGGGTCTGGGGAGCAACCAGGGATCTTTCCCTTTGGTGTGTTAGTCGGAGAGGTAACTATACCTGGGGTACCTGCTACTACAACCTTTGATGATACAGGTATTGCTTCTGATGTGCCTTATGGTGCAATAACCATATCTGTAGCAGGAGCCCCTGCGGCTAGTTTTTCTCGTGATATTCCGCCCCCACTTTGGGACACTGGGGATGTCTTTGAAGACTCTGTAGTAGTGAATGATACAGAGAACAGCAATATAATTCGGTATAGCTTCCCTGGCTTACCGCACTCCTTCCCTGAGCTATACTTCATTGGCTTCTCCACGAAACAAGCTGATACCGTAACAAACATCAAGGGTTTAGGGGAAACCCTCATTGTAGGGCTTCAGAGTCAGATATGGCGTGTTAACTACCTTCCCCTTGAGACTGACTCTGACTTTAACCGCGGACGAGTACGACAGCTTATATCGCCTAACCATGGGATCATGGGACCAGATGCAGCTTGTATCTTTGCCATGGTGGATTCAGCTCCCCGTTTAGCATACGTCAGCCATGATGGCTTGTACATGACTGATGGCTTCAGCACCAGGCTTCTCACCCAAGACATTGATTGGGATACCTTGGTGGATAAAGATGAGCTTGGATCAGCTATACTCCTCAATGTCCAACACCTATGGTGTTTGTTCTTCTATTACATTGCTGCTGGGTCAGGCGCACCGAACAATCGCCTCCTTATCCTTTCATATCACCCGCAACACCTCAAAGAAGGTGGTTTCCTTAAGGTAGCTGGGCCTACATCCCTCGATACACGCGCAGCAGATTATAACGCCTTAACGTATCAAGCCTTGGCTTCTACCACCAATGTCTTTGAGGAAGATGTAACCGACTCGGGGGGGACGGTCACGGCGACCACCAGGCTCATCTACCCCGAGGCTGGCTCCCTTGACACTGAGACATATGTAGAGCGTGTGCGCATCCTTTGTGGTCCTTACACTGGTGGGACGCATAACATAGCCATTCGCGCTCGGCGGTCGGATGCAAATATCACTACGGATACCTCGAAGTCCTTCACCCCATCAACTACGGAGAACCGCCTTGTGCGTTTAGAGCTGCATGGGAATGGGGAGGCTTTCGGCGCAACCATCACCTCTGCGGCGGCGCTCCATTATGTGGGTTTTGAGCACAAGGTAACGAAGGGCCGATGAGAACCTGGGAAGGTCTTAATGCCATACCGGAGATCAAGGATGAGCGGAGTCGCCAATATTTCTTCAAGATTGATCGCTTCCTTGACCAAGTGGCACGGGCAGGTATCCTTGCTGGGCAGCCTGGTGCAACTGGGGCTTCAGGTAGTACAGTGAGTAGTTGCTGCCCAAATGAAGTAGATGAGTTTGAAGTAGTACATGATGCCACCGAGGGGATCCTTTCCTTCGGGCGCGCTTCGGATTTTGCTGATACCGTTGATTTATCCGATCACATTATCACGCGCATTGAGGGTTTTGAGCTTAATACCTTTATTAACCTGAATGGGGATGCCCTCACTGGTAATGTAGTTATTCAAAGCACTACAGTCCACTCAGGGACTTATGCTGCAACTATTACCAACAATGGAGCTGCCGCTGCTAGCTTTAGTATGGCCTTCATCATTGATGCTGATGGCCAAACCTCGACTACGGTGGCTTCCAATGCGGTCTCTTGGCGTGCGTGGGTACGCTTTAGCGCCCTCCCCGACGCTACGCGCACCATTCTTACCCTAGAAGGTGCAGCTGGTGCAGATCAAAGCGTTCTTTCCCTCACAAGTGGAGGTATCCTATCCCTAGATGGAACGCTTGGTACCACACCCCTCTTGGTGGATACTTGGTATGAACTAGTCGGCAAGTATGAATCTGCCGGTTCAGGTTCTCATACCCTGCTACTTAACCGTGGCATTGAAATCTCAGCCACGCCTGCGGCATCCAATGCAGTAGTAAACATTGTCTTTGGTAAGGCTGCTTCTGCAGGAACCTACACCATGATTGTGGATGACATCATGCTTGAAGCAGGTGCATCCATCAATGTTATTGATTACCCGCCTGAAGGCTCGGTGTATGCCTTGAGCCTTACGGCGGATGGTCTTCTTGCGAGTGTGTGGGGTGGGACACATGCCGCACCTAATAGGTATCAGGCTTGTACAATACCGCATGATGGGGATACATCTTATATTGCCGTTTCAGGTACAGGCGATAGGTGGCAGTCTTTCACGCAAACCCATCCCGCAGGTCTTAGCGCACCTATCAATGCAGTTCAGTTTTGTAACATCACCCGCGCTACTACCGCAGGTAGCTATGTCAATCGTGTAGCCATCCTTGCTTTCAACAGCTCTGGCTCAAGTGATGTGACCTACCTTACCACCGACACAAATATTGGTGGATCTTCGTCTTACCAGCTTGTCGCGTGGCTTCAGCAGGAAAATCCCTTTACCTCAGCGCCTTGGACTGTAGATGAGCTAGAAGCCATCCTTCTTGTGGCTTATGCTGATCCCGCCGCTGGCGTGGAAGTGCGCATCTCCACGATCTCAGCCCAAGTGGATGTGGGTACCCCGGTCCAAAGTGATTATGCCCGTGCAATAAGAGTCACCGCAGAGGAAGGCCACATCATTCCTGCCTATATGGTAGATGATGGGGAAGCCATTGGGGATAACAAAGCACGCCTCGTTGCTGGCTATGATGGAACGAATGCGCAAATCCTCCTTACAGACTCCTCAGGGAGGCTTGTCACCACTCTTGTTCCTGGCTCCGGCGCATCTGACCTGGGGAAGGCAGAGGATTCCGCGCATGCCTCAGGAGACGTGGGTGTCATGGCCCTGGCCGTCCGAGCGGACACTGCTGCCGCAACCGCTGCGAATGGCGATTACGTCCCACTCCTTACTGATAGCACAGGGCGCCTGTGGTCAAACACCGAACTTCCTGATGCTGCTACCCTTGCGGATAACGTAGCTAATCCTACCACGCCCATTGTAGGATCGTATGTACATGGGCGCCGGCAGAGCGGTACTACCTACGATAGAGTCTCTAATGAGGTAGCTAACGCTAACACAACTGGCGCAACGGATGATCGTGGACTTCATATCTCCGACATTGTTAAGTATAGCCGAACTACCTTAACGGCACTTAATATCACTTATGATGACTCGCCCACCACAGCAACCTCAGCTACAGTAGATTGCTCGCGCGCCCGCGATTTCATGTTCCTCTGGAGCGTCTTCCGGGCGAATGCCCCGACTGATATACAGGTCATTTGCGAGTTCTCGAACGATGGCGGCACCACTTGGTTTGCCTACCGAAATGACTTCTGGGGTCAGCTCCTCTATGATGACGTAGCTGTAGGAACCACCCCGGGAATCTCTCGATGCTACTCAGGTACTTGCGTGGGCGACTTCATTCGCTTCAGGATTGTTTGCCAAGGGACCTCAGCCTCGGCGACATTTGTAGTGTCAAACGCCACACTCATCCTTAAGAACTAATGGCTGTAGCAATTATCTATAAGCGGACCCGCGATAACGTGGTGGTAAACCAAGCACCCACCATGTTCCCTGCTACGGTATTTCGTGGTTTAACCTTTGACGGCCATCAGCTAGTAGCCTCAGATGCAAACCTAACGTATATTGACCAACCATATGTCATTACGAAGACTACAACTATCAGCCCTGTTGAGACGTATGAGGATATTGTATTCGATGGGGAATACTTCTGGGGCCCCGTCTCAGGGAACGCAGGCATTGGCCAGCTTGATCGGTCAGGCGCTCGCGTTAACTTAATAGGTTCGGTCTTTTCTCAAAGCCCCATTGCCATAGCTTTCGATGGCCATTATCTTTGGGGCCACTACATTAACATCTTAGCTGAGGGCACTACAATCCTATTCCAGCTTGACCGCTCTACCAATGGTATCAGCAAACAATACACCATTCCCATTCTTCTTAATGGGCTAGTATTCGATGGCGAGTTTCTCATTACCCAGACTTTTGACAGCGGCACGCGGGATCTTGTGTACCTCGATCGAGCGACAGGAGCAGTGGTGCGACGAGTAACAGGTGAAACTACTGGTGGCGATGCCAACGGCATGACTTTTGATGGGGAGTTTATCTACACCATGCTGGCGGTTTAATGGCAAACATTACTAAGATCACTAAGTATGCAGAGATACTCAAAACGAAAATCGTCACAGATTTCTCTCTTGGGACGGTCATCGAATGGTCTGCCCAAGGCATCGGTGTGAACTTCTTCCTAAGGACCAGGACGGCCGACAGCATTACAAATAACTTCCCTGTGGTAGGCGTCAGTATTATCACCCAGAACTATAAACTCACGCCAGCAGCAGATATTTTTGCTGCCTACTTCTCAAGCCTCCCCGCAGGTTATTTAGCCAATGCCACCATGCTATTCACCACTAACACCGTCCAGATATGGCGCAACATCGAGGAATAAGCCCTAGGTTGACAAACCCTACTCAAAATGGTAGAATACATATATGCCAGTAAATAGAAACTCCCAGATGGGTGGCATTGTCCGCCGGCCTATGGGAGGCATAAACCGCCCCACCCCTAATTTTGCAAGCCTAAGAATGGGTCCATCTATCCAAGGCGGAAGCATACCTAATATGGTAGGTAATGTCGCTGCAGGAATGCCACGCCCAGGGTCCCAGGGTCCCCCCATTAACTCCTATGGAATCCCCGATACCGGCGCAACTGCCGGTGGAGGTCGAGGGGCTAAGGCCGCGGGGGAGATGCAAGCCTTCTTTGGCCCTGAGCGCCTAGCTACCGATACCCTAAACCTCTATAAATACCTCGCTGGCAACCCCATGTTTGCGCAGATTCTCAAAGGCGCAGGCCAAGCCGGGCAGACAGCAAACACCGGGATCCAATCCGCCCTTGGCCGTACGGGCCTCTCAAGCTCTGGCATTGGTGCTGTCACCGGGGGCCTAGGTCAGAGCCTCGCTGCAAACAACATGAACCAAGCGCGTGCAGGACTCTTTAATGATGCCCAGCAGCAAGCCTTGCAGTTGCTCATGGGCCGCCTCGGGAACTTCCCTGGTCTGGCTGAAGGCTACCGTGGCGGTGGATCCTTCTGGGATCAAGCAGGTCAAACCTTGCTAGGTGGTGCTGCACAAGTGGGCTCTGCTTATGCCGGTCGCCCAAGAGTTCAATAATGCCCTCCGGCCTCGTCCCGCCTACTAGGCCAGCAAATACCCCTCCTCCCACAAGTCCGGCACCTCCTACGTCCCTTGCCGGGACTATGGTTCAGCCCCCGCCTGTCTCCCTCCCCGAGTTCGGCGGTGCACAGATCCCAGCTGACTACGCTGGGCTGCTCCAAAGCCCAGAGGCTTTCCCTCCGCCTGAGCAACAGGAAGCACCAGGGCGTGGCTCACAAGCGCTTGACTACACCCTTGCGGCCTTAGGAAACCTACTCGGGGGAGGAGGTATAGGTGGGGCACTTGGAGGGATCCTCCAGGTGAAGAATAACATAGCTCAGATCCAGGAAGAGAATCGCCAAGCGCGAGAGAAGGCCCGAGAAGAGAAGCTATCTTTCATCATGCAGGGGATGGAAGCAAACCGAAAGGACCGGGAGGGACGCGCGAAGCAGATGCTTGATGACGCCAAACTAGAGGGCGATCGCCAAAGGATCTCCCAAGCGGAGTCTGAACTCCGGGTGGAGAGGGAACGCCTCGGGGTAGATCGAGAGCGCATGGAAGCTGCGGACGCCCTAAGCCAAGCGGAGCTTGAGCGTATGAAGGGTGAGCTGCTTCGGAAGCAAAACCCCGACCGAGAGGAAGGGCTATCATCCCTCAAGGATTACACTATTTCCCTTGGGGAGATCAACGCTAAGCTGCGGGAAAGTTTCTCCCGCGGTGACGCTATTCCTTCTATCACCATCAAGGATTCCTCCGGTGCGGAGATCACCCTTCAAGGCGATGAGATCAAGCGATACCTTGAAGATGACCTAGAAGGTGTGGTTAACTACTTTGCGGCTCTTGGGGAAGATCCTGATGGCTCAAACAATCTGGGTGAAGCGGCACGCTCCTCCTTTGAGTCTTCGGTGGATGAAATACTCCAGCAATGGACCATGAAGCAAGCCATCAACCGCCGGGAAGCAGCACGAAAGGGAGCTACTGAAGCAAAGACTCGCGCATACAAGCTCCAACAGAAAGAAGAGCGGAATGCGCGTAACCGCGCCATGGCGGGGAAGGCCGCAAGGAACATCGGGAACGTTGTTCGTGGCCGCCCTATTGAGCGTGCTGGTGGTGGTGGTGGTGGCTATTAATGCCCTTCCTCCTTCGTAACAAAGGCCGTTCTAGTTTCCTTCGCGGCGCCGAGGCGCCGCAACCCCGAGGGGAAACTTTAGAGGATCGCGAGGTCAGGGCAGAAACCCTCCTCGAAGCCAGTGGGGGTATCCCCATGGCTGCCCTCACCGGGTTGCAAAAGGGCGTGGACATCCTCATGCGCCCAGCCTACGCAGCCGCAGGGGGCCTTGAAGAATACTTCACCACCGCGGACTTGCGGGATGCGCTCAAGCGTTCTGGCACTGAGTTCTTCTCAGGTGTAGGGGACCTTGAGGGACAAAAGAAGACCTTTTCCTCGGTGCTTGAGGCTGCCGGCCTCCCCGAGATGGGCCACCTCTCCTCCATCGCGCCTTTCCTCTATAACGAAGAGGGGAAAGGATGGAAGTTCAAGCAAGGTGGTTTGCTTGATCTAACTGGTAGAGGGACCATTGGTTTTGGCCTTGACATCCCCTTAGATCCCACCACCTACCTTAGCTTTGGTGCAGGACCCCTTGCTAGGGTCCTAGTCACCAAGGGCGGGAGGGTTGTAGGAAAACAAGCCCTCTCCAAGAAGGGTTTCAAGGCCGTGGGTGAAGCATATGAGCATGAACTCCCCGAAGCCACGCGCCTCGCTGAGAGAATCCTCAGGAATATGCGGAAGCGCTCAACCCCTACACCGCGCCCTGAAGAGGTCGCTTCCGTTGGGGGCTTAGCCAGGAAGTCCACTAGCCGCACGCGCCTTGAGGGCGCCCTAGACCTCGCTAAGCGAGAGCTTAAGTCAGCGGATGATATGCTGCGGCAGGAGCCGCTTGATGCTGTTCGCATGGCTGCGCAACAGCGCGCCGCAGAAAAGGTCGCCCACTTTGACCAGCTCCTAAACACACGGAATGTAGTCGAGGAGTTCGCCGCCAGGCCCATCCCTTCTAGCATCCACTCAGGTTTGACGGGCGTGGATGGCACGGAAGCCCTTCAGTTTGCGCGGGAAGCTAGGGTACTTGGCTCTGAGATCGCCCACCAAAATGCCATCTCCCAAGTCCATGACTTGATACAGCGGGGGGCGCATAAGTATGCCAATGACTCCGTGGTCCGGTTTGCAGGGAAGACCCTCCTCACTAAGGAGATGTTCAAGGCCGTAGGGACGCCCACGTCACGGTTCCTTCGGGCCGCTGGCGAACTCCCTCCCGCAGCGCAAATCATGGCGGGTATCAAGAAGATCAATGATTCCCGCGGGGTTAAAGCTATCACTCATGGCATTGACTCCATGTTCAATGAGACTTTGAAAGCCGCACGAAGGGTCCCTGGTGCCCTTGAAGCGCGGACGCTCTTCCGCGCGGAGAATAGGAACTTCCGCAGGATGAACTTGGAGAGCGTGGGTAAGCTCACCAAGGGCATGATGAAGCAGAAGCTCAAGGAGCCCGCCGACTTCTTTGGTCGCCCCATCGCCACCGTGGGGGAATACGTCAGTCTCCACCTAGATGATCCCGCGCGCTTCCCCAAGAATAACCTGCCTCCGGCAGTCCAAGATGAGATCCCACGCATCCGCGCCATGACTGCGGAGTGGTTTAGGAATGAAGCGCGCGCGGAAGCTATCGACCCCAGGGCTTGGCGGGATAACTACTTCACGCACATCTTCGATAACACAGACGATGAGATCAAGCAGCTCTCAGAGGGCTGGACTCGTGAGAGGGGTATCCCCTTCGACAAGACCTTCATGCTCGGTCCATGGAAAGAGAGCCGCGTCTTCCCCACGCTGACTGATGCCATGGAGTATGCCCAACGCCTCAAGAACGAGGGCATCATCAACTTCGACCTGAAGCCAGTCTTGAACGTCAGCGAGGTCTTGGCGAAGCGGGGGGATTCCAACGCCGTTACCATGGCTGCTAGCCGCTACCACACGCGAATCCTCAACCATATGGGCCTCTCCCCCGAGCAGGTGGCGGATGAAACCTTCCGCCGGACCTTCCCAGAGATTGCGCAGAAGCTAAAGGCCGTCGCAGAGGAAGGCCTAGGTGAAAGCCTTGGGGAGCAGACCATCCTCCAACGGCTATTCCCTGGGGATGAAGCCTACCAAGTGGGGCGGCTCCTTGCTGAGAAGCCAGCCATTGGCGCGAAGGAAATTGGACGCTACTCCCCCCAGGTCCAAGCCCTCTATTGGATGGGGCGCGCCCAAGAAGCCCAAAGCCTCCCCGAGCTTGAGCGCCTCCTCAGGGCCCATGCTGACGAGCTTTCCACGGTAGATCCAAAGGTCCTGGAGGACATCAGGAACATCATTGGCATAGGCCGCCGTCGTTTCCTCTCTGAGTTCAATGAGCCCTACGCCCGTATCGACTCAGGGCCGTACCAAGGTATGTACCTCCCCAAGGCTATGGCTGAGGAGGCCGCCCGCATTGGCACTACCATAGTAAATCGGAAGGAAGTGGGCCAGCTCCTCAAGACCTTCGACATAGGTCAGGATATCTTCAAGACCTGGATAACTTCGGTTTTCCCTGCGTTCCACATCCGAAATGCCATGTCTAACCTGGCCACCACCTTCACAGACATCGGCTTGGCAGCATTTAACCCTAGACGCGTGACCCAGGTTGCGGCTATCATGCTTGGGCAGGATGGGACCCTCCTCTCCGAGGGTGGCCGGCGATACACACACGCAGAGATTAGGAACCTCTTTGAGCGATACGGCCTAGGGACGCCTGAGACGGCGCTTGCCGATACTGTAGGCCGCCACTTCAAGAAGAATATCCTAGTAGAGAATCCTGCCACCAAGGTCGGGAGAAAGGTCGGGCAGAAGGTTGAAGACAACGCAAAGCTCCTCAACTTTGTTACGCACCTTGAGCGCGGGCTTGACCCTGCTACGGCTGCTGAACGGGTCCATGGAACGCTATTTGATTACGAGCAACTGGCCCCATTCGAGCGTGATGTGCTAAGACGCCTTTTCCCCTTCTACACCTGGACATCAAAGAACCTTCGATTGGTTGCGAAGCAAATTGTCCAACACCCCGGACGAGTTAAGGCCCAGCTTGCCCTAAATGACCAGGACCGCGGGCCTGAGCGGGAGATGCTCCCGAACTACCTTCGGGGTGACTTCAAGCTCAAGCTGAGGAACGATGGAAAGCTGACGTATGTGACCGGCTTGGACCTCCCCATCACGTCTGCAATAGAGCAGGTCTTTGGGTCCTCCGGCCACACAGCAGTCCAACAAAACCTCGCGGCCATAAATCCATTCCTCAAGACGGCAGTAGAAGTGGGCTTCCGTAGGAACCTATGGACAGGACGGTCCCTCGATGAGCGGCAAGCCCTTGGGACCATGGGGTCCAATGTCATCAAGCGCCTCCCGCCACAGATACAAAACTATCTTGAGTTCCGGGAGGAAATGACGCCTGAGGGGCCTGCGTATGAGATGAACGGACTCAAGGCTTACCTCCTTTTCAAGTCTTACTTCCTTGCAAGGATCTTCTCTACTGATGTGAAGCACGCCTCTAATGATGAGAAGTCCTTCCTAGTGGATTTCTTCACCGGGGTGGACCTGAAAGAATATGACCTGAGTGAGGCGCAGGGGCGAATCCTCAGAAACCGCGTCCGCGAGATGGAAGAGGAACTTGTTCGCAGGGGTGTTATGAAGAAGGGCCGCCCATATCTACCGAAGACCTCTCCTTATCAAGAGGCATTACCGAAAAAGCCTAAAAAGGAAAGGAACCGTAGATTTGGCCCGTAGTAAACCCCTTCGGAGTAGGTCCCGCGGTTTGCAGCGCGAGGTGTATAAACCACTTGACAAGAATATCATTGTTGCTGTACTATCCCTCCTGATAGGGAGCGCTACTGGATGGGGGACCTCTGAGCTTGCTAAGGAAAGTAGGCTCTCACGCCTAGAAACTAAGGTGGAAGATTTACTTTCACTTGTCCAAGAAGTCCGACAGGACGTTAAAGAAATGCAACGAGGTATTATCCTCGTTCCAATAGCCCCGGAGAAAAATGGGTATCTTCAAGATCCTTCGCAATCTGATCCCGGCCGTAATCGAGTTCATCCTTATCCCAATCCTCTTGCCTATCGCTGCGAGAAATGAGCAGCGCGCGCGGATGATTGAACGCATTGCTACTGCGGTAGCTGCGCAGCTCCTTATTGAGTTTCCCGATGCTCAGTGGCCGGAGCTAATAGAGCTTGCTGTCTCACGCCTTGTGGAAGCCCTGCCGCCCGCCTCGCGCACCGCTAACAAGGATGTGCTGAAGCGTGCTATGACGGTGGCTTTGTCGGCTGCCGGCGCCGTTAAGCCGTAACTTAACGCCTACAGGTTACGGCTTGTAGGCTTAAACCGGACGCGGCTACGACCGCCCACGCCTTATTAATTTACACGGCGGGGCGTCGAACTAGTGTAGCCGCGTCCTTTTTTATAGGACAAACAACGACACATTCGGAGCTTGTGCAAGGAACTCATATAGTCCCTTAGTAGCCCCCTTTACACCAATGCACCCTAAGGTGCCGGGCACCCCACCATCAGGGTGAATCCCCAAGCTAGTCCGATCCGTTTGGAACAACGGCGTGATCGGAGCAAACCAGGCAAGTCCTTCAGTATCCCTGAAGGACTTGTTTGCTTCTGTAGCCTCAATGGCCTTGGGCTTATCCACCTTGTACCGACCCTTGGGTGCCTTGCCCTTGCCATATGGCCCACTCACCACAGGCCAAGCCTGGGCAGTGTCTAGGTCATACATCTTCGACCCTACCATCACCAGGATGGTGAAGTCCATGGCATTCGTCACTTCGAGGCGCATCCTGAGATCTCCTTTATGCGGGTATTCGCCCAAGCAATCCCACCAGGACCCCACGCTGCATAGATGAGGTTCCCTAAGCGATAAGGAAGCCATACCTCTTGCTCCATAGGCGGATAGACGGCATCAGCCTCATCCCATGGACCGCACCACTCGGGGGTGGAGGTGCCCCCATCCCTCTCTCCGAGTGGGTCGTTACGCCGATAATAACTCTTCCGATCCACCGTAGAGTCGATGCGGTCTATAAGCTCTTGGCGCATCTTCGACCAAGGCTTACGGCTAATGCCAGGCTTCAGGTAGGTGTAGATCATCCATGCACCAGCCTTTCTACGTCGATGGCCCTGATGTTCGCAGCCGCCTGGGGTAGGTTTTCTGCGCGCTCCACTTCCTTTGCGCACGCTTCCTTGAGGAGGAGCATGGCTAGGAGCATTTCATCAGTGACTCGCAAGGCGCAACTCCATGTCCCCCCACGATTCCCCAGGCATCCCCACCTTGACATCCGTAGGGACCTTGAAGCCAGACGCAATCATGGGCCATTCACGTTCCATGATCTCCTTGGTTTGGGCGACTGTCGCTTGGATCTTATCCAAGGGGGCTTCCACCAGGACGGCATCGTGGATCATGGTTACGAGGCCTGGGACTTCAGGGATGATGGTCCAAAGCATGTCCGCCACAGTGGACTGAGGGGTGAAGCCAATCATTTGGCCTCCGACGTTTCTCGTGTAGAAGTAGCGCCGCCGGCCAAAGGGGTTAGAGACCCATCCTTGCGATCGTCCCTCATCCACCACACTATTTCGCCATACGGCCCACTTCGGAAACAACCGGAAGAGCCTATTCTGCATCTCTTCACATTCAGCAATCGAAGTAGGAAAACCTGCGTCGGCCATACTGCGCGAGAGAGTGCGTGGCCCAGCGCCTCGCCCCGTGTTGCCCGTGATAGAAATGCGATGTCCTTGTTTCATCAACCAGTAACTCGTTGCAACTTTAGGGCACCAGACATCTCCAGTTCCAGCGTTTGACTTAGAGATGTCGCCTGTGATATGCCGCCGAGTTCCAAGCCGCATTCGCTCAGTAGGATTGATACCTTCTACAGATGAATTAACCCGGAAGCCATGAAGAACTGCTGCTAAACGCATCGCTTCACAAAGCTCTCCGGGCTTTTGCGAGATTCCAAAATAACCATCGTTAGCACCCATCATATGCCCATCAGAAATAATTACCCCATTGAGGAAAGCAGCACGCTGAGATGGTGTGGCCCCTAAAACGTAGGAGATCCAATCAGTATTCCACTTATGTAGGCAATCCGTAGGAACACCTAATCCCCCTTCAAAGGGGGCAGCCAATCTAATGCGATGCTCGTATGTAAACGCCTCAGAAGTCACATCACCCAACGGGGTGTAACGCCGCCAGTTTTTACTAGTTATTCTACGATCGCCGTACCAACGATGGTTTGGGGTAGTAACTGCTTTGAAGTATTGATTCTCTAACTTCATCAAAGGAGCGGAGCGATAATGAACTTTATACTCCATAGGTCCCCACTTCATGGTGTCAGACTTTGGATCATAAACCATAATGTCCTGCCCTACTTCGAGGTCTTCATACCGCCGCCAACCACCCCGAGTTAGAGCTTCCGTATCCATGGGCACGCAACCATAAAAGATGTTCTTAGCTCGTGTACGGTCAATGTTGAGAGATGCTCGAATAACCTCATGTAAGTCATCGCCAAGAGCCTCCATTAACTTGTCATCCTCCGAGAGGGCAGCCTCCACGCGGGCCTCCGCAGAGGCCCAATCTACGTAGGCAAAGGCCCACCCTGGGGAGGTAGGGACGTAGAGGCGCCGTGCCTCCACAGGTTGGTTCATAATGTTGGGATCGCGAGCCTGTATGCGACCAGTTCCCGCACCATGTCCCTTCTGCGAAAATGTTGCGCCAGACTCGTCTTTATCTGCTGTGACATACCGCGGATGTACGCGCCCATCCGGGCTAGCTTCGACAGCCGCGTAGGTCCCCAGGTTCCGTCCGGATGCCCGAATGTCTCGCAATGATTCCAAAGCTCTACGAGCGGGTGCGGGCGGGGATAACCCCAATAGGTGGAAGATTGCTGCATCGTCTGTGGTGAGGCCACCATCTTTTGAATACTGCTTTGGAAGCGCGAGATCCTCGTAGAGGTACTTGACGAGCTTCGGGTAGCTCGTGGGCGAGATGTCCGGGCGCGCCCAGCGGGCGTGCGCTTCCGCGAGGTTTTTTTCGAGGCTTTCCCGCCACGCCTTGAGTCTGCCTTCATCAACCCTAATCCCCCTTTCAGTGAGGCGCATGAGCGTAGGCATGGCCCGCATCATGGTCTCAAAGACGGGCCGCTGGCCCGTTGCGTCTAAGATGACCGCTTGCTTCTGTGCCAACGCCAATGTCACCCTCACGTCCATGGCGTTGTAGACCGATGGATCTTCTAAGAAGAGGTGCTTCCACGGTCGGACATCGAGGTGGATGGTGGCGGCTCGTTCAAGACCCTTTGGGAGATCAGGGTTAAGTAGTTGAGCAGCGGCCATAGTGTCGAAGAGTTTGGCCTTTGAATCCACTCCACCCAATCTCGGTAAATCAAACGATGAGTTATGGAGTACCGCCGTGCAGGTAGAGTCGCCCAAAATCCCTTCAACTAATCTACTCGCATGAGAAACATCCGTAGTTGAAAGCACCCCACTTCCACATCCCAAGCCAATACGCTCCACGACCCAATCATTAGGGGGCATTGGAGTTTCGATGTCAATAGCCCAGACGTTAGACTTTGGTAGCTCACTGTCTTCCTCCAACCAAGAGATGTCCTTGGTAGATATGACGTTAGCCTCACCGCGTAGGAGCTTCCCCACTCGCATGAGGTCGGCCTTCAAGGCAGGCAACGTCTTGAATTGCATGCGCATGATCCCTGCGGGATGCAGGACCGGCACGACCCACTCGCAACCACTCGGGAGGGTAGGCTGCTGCGGGATCCGCTTCATGGCGTACTTTGGGTCGCCCTTGACGTACTTCCCAGCCTTGGTGGTCTTGTATTCGCCCACCTTGATAGACCTACCCACCAACATCGGAGGGCAATCCTCGGGAGCCAAGCAGTACCCTCGGAGGTTGGTGATATTGGTCAGGCCAGTCACGCGCTTGAGGGCGATCCCACCAACAAGGACTAAGATCTTTGCGTGGCTCTTACTGAGGAGGTCATCGAGGCGTTCCCATTCAGCCTTGACTTGGGAGGGCGTGGGCTGGCCTCCTGCCCCGAGGGGGGCACTTTGCACTACGTTAGTGACGAAGCAATCCTTTCGGTCAATGCCGGCTTCCTTAAAGACGGCCCAAAGGATGCGGCCTGTGGGGCCAACGAAGGGAATGCCTTGCTCTAGTTCTTGGCGCCCAGGCGCCTCACCGCAAACGAGGATGGGCGCGTCCATGCGCCCTGTTGAGGAGATCATCCATGTTCTCCCTATTTAATGCGTCTCAACCAGGTGTGGAAGGTCGAGAGGAACTTCTTTTGGAGGTAGTCATCCACCTTAAAGGGCGGGTCAGTTGCGAGCCAATCTCGAACGGCATCCCTAGCTTCAGACGTAAAGGTATCCTCTACAACTAGTATGTCAGTTGCAAGAGGTGATAGCAAGTCGAGTTCCCCCCTAACATGAGCGACTGAATGGTCTGAGTCAAGACACACAAGTCCAAATCCATTTGGTACAAGGGAAGCCACTGTATCCCTTGTAGATGGATCTGTGGAAGACCCGATAAGGTATCGTATCTTAGGGTGGTGGCTGAGTCGCTTCGTTTGGGTGTCAACGGAGACAACGAGGCCGTTGAGGCCAACAAGGTCCATGATGGATGCGAAGTATAGGGCAGAGCCGCCTGAGCGGGTGCCGGTTTTGAGGATTGCGTTTGGGCGTTCAAGGGAAATGATCTCCTGATAGAGCCAAAGGTCTGTAACTGGCTTGAGGACTTGGACGCCTAGCCAGGAGGTTTTAGTCCAGGCTTCGGACTCATTATAGGCTTGGGTAAACTCCCGCGAGATCCTTGCGACCGAAGTTTCCGCCAAGGTTTGTTTCCTAGCCAATGGGTCCAAAAGTGATTGGCTTTGATGCGGACTTGCTCATCGGTAAACTTCCCACGGTTTCTACGTTGGTTGCAGCCATAGCAAAGCAATCTAACGTTGCCATCTTCGATTGCTCTATTAAGGGGATTAATGTGGTCAATGGTTAAACGACTCCAATGTTGTAGGCCTCCAGGAAGCCATCGTCCTTCGACAACGCACCATCGGTGAATCCACCATTGGGGAACTTTACAAATGGCGCATTCGGCATCGTCTCGGGCGAAAGACTCTGCAAGTCTCCGAACATCTGCCCCGGGTGCGTATCGAATAAGTTGCTCATAGATTCGCGTAGCGCGAACCATTCGCTGCCGCGCCTTGTTTGCACGAGCGTATGCACGGCACGTGGTACATCGTGGGGCTGAATCTTCTCGCCCACATTTACCACACCGACCCCCAAGAAGTCGTTTTGCATATGCTTCCTGCTTAACCCTTCGGCGGCATGTCTTCAAGTTCTGTTGGGAGGATTCCGCTTCTGCATCGCTCCCTGGTTTCGATGGCTGCGAGGATGTTCCAGGCGGCTGCCACAAGATGGTCCTCCTCTGCCTCCCCTGCCATGAACTGAAGGAGATGCCTCATGCCACTATCAGTGAAGGCAGAAAGGGGCATACCACTTTCCCAATTGCGATCTTCATACTTTTCAGCCCCTCTTTCCAAATGCTTCGCTACCTCAAGGAGTGCCCGCGGCATGAGGAGATCGCATCTCCCTTTGCCTGCTCGGGAATCCCTTACTGCACCCGTGGGATAGACCCGGTGTGCCACACTCGGGGGGTGGGTGACAACCGCCGAGATGGTGTCATCTGTATTGGCCGTACCCCATTGTCCACTTAAGTCAATTCGCGCAGACATCATAACCTCAAGAAGAAAGGCCCCAGGTAAGGACCAGTCCGGGGAGGAGGCTTCAAACCGAACCAGAACCTCCCTGGGGCCAAGGGCCTTAGACCTTTTCCACGAAGGACCAGCGTGGGAATGCAGCGATGAGCACTCCCCAGCGGCCTTGGCTTTCTGTGTAAGAGTAGACAGCTAAGCTGTCACTCCCCACGAAGCTCACGAAGCAATTGTCAAACTCCATGAACTCCTCAGGCTGTCTAGAAATATAAACACGGTACTTACCTACCCATTCAGGAGTGGAATTATCCTTATGCATCTTCATGGTTACACACGCTCCGGGACGAAGCGGTCTACATCGACGCGCTTCTGGTCATCTTCATTCTTGCGGCCTTGCTTAACCGCGACCCACACACGCTTCCCGATGAGGTTTTCGCGGTAGGTCTCAGCGAGGATCTTGGGCCGCATCCCAAGCTCAGGGTCATACTCAAGGGACTTAAGGAGGGACTTAACCATGGCGTTTGACATTTGGGTCATCGCGGCATGGCCCTTTGAGAAGTCGCCGCTTGCGTTGGCTTCTCGCTTGTATGCGGAGAAGTTATAACGAGCGTTAGCAGTAAGTTTCCGATTAACGTTCGGAGACTTACTTCCGTCCTGCTGAGAAGTAGGGCTGATCGTAAGGCCAAAGGTAAGGATGCAGGTAACATCCCCATCCTTCTCGGGCTTAAAGTTCCCAGGGATTGGGGCCTTGAAGTCCACCGAGGTAATGGTGACCTCTTCATTCCAGTGGTACCAGAGGGGCTCTCCATGCGAATCCTTCCCCCGCGTCCGTGCGGTATCAGGGGGCATCAGGAGGGACGTGCCTGCTTGGTCATAAGCCTTGCGGGCCTCCTCCCCAAAGGTATAGGGATCGTTATCTTCAGTGTAGGTTGAACCGCTGTACAAGGAATCCATTCCTCTATCCTCCTAAGGTTAACTGACGAGCTTATCGTATTCCTGCCAGAAGTGTCGGGGATCTTCCGCAAGGATGATGTCGGGAAGATTAACCCCTGGGTTGCGTACCCCTGCGATCCATGATCCATGGGGCTGGGTATGCGCAATGTAAGTGGCTACGGGCGGCTTGCCAGGCTCCTGCCGGCGCTTGGCCTCGCATCGAATGACCGTATCAAAGCGTCCAGGGAGGGACTTGATGGTGGCTTGCCCAACGGTACTAGGACCCCCCACGACCTCACCGGAGTTCTTAGACTCACTCCAATCCTCGTGAGCAATGACGATAAGATTAAGAGGCTGTCCAAAGAGATGCCCCATGAGGTGTTCACATACGGAGTTCTGCGCAGCGCCATAATCACCTGGGGTTGGATGGGCATGAAACTCGGGGGTATTTCGCTTCCCAAAGGTGATTTGCTGTTGGGCATAGTTTCCTATCTTAGCGTAAGCCTCAAGGAGGTCATGGGCGGTCTGAGTGATAGTATCCCAAATGATGGTCCCTGCGCCATGGGATACCCAATCCCCCGTCGCAGCAGCCACCGCTTCATGCAAAGGGTCGTAGCTGCCGACCTCCGGGCGGGGAATAACCGGAATAAGGTGCGATCGGTCGGGGAGGAGGACCGAGCGGAGGGACGCTGCACCTTGGTCGGCAGCTATGTAGATTGCTCGCTCACCCCACTTGGGACCCCAAGGGAGGGCGGTGGCAAGTCTAGTTTTTGCTGATTTCGGAGACCCGTAAATAAGCACCCTCTCTGGCGCTTTCTCCGGGGCGGTCAGGATTCTCATTGGTTCCTCCATGAACCTTCATCGCGAGCTTGGTGATAAACAAAGCCATATGGGCGGGGGGCCACATGATGAATATTGCCATCCTTAGGAGGACGGCAGCAATCCTATGCCTAAACTTCATCTTTGCCCCCAGATTTGGTGGAAGATCCTTTGTACATCTGATGGATCAAGTGGTGGCGAACACCGCTCAGCACCGCGTTCGAGGAAGCCCAAAGCCACCCCAGGTTCCACGTTATTTTCCCTAAGGCTTCTTCCCGCAGCGACAGCCGCTTTGTGCCTGCCAGGCTCTTCAACACCCTCAAGGATAAAGTCCTTTGCGGTCTTGGTTAAATGAAGCTCTATGTCTGGCCACTTGGTACGGATGGGGGAGGCTACCCTTGGCGCCTTAGGCGCTACTTCCTCGTCCCATCGGTATAACCAATATGCCTCAGAAGGAGTGCCTTTGTCAAGGATTTTCGTAGGTTTTCCAGTCTTTTGGTTGATGGTGCCCGGAAGTCTAGCCAAACGTGATAGGTCTGCGCAGGAAGTGTCAATGCGGCACCCCGCAACCGTACCCATGGACTTAGCCAAAGCATGGATGAACCTCCTTACGGACCTGCCTAGGGAGCCTTCTCCGATGATGGGAATTGGGTGTATATGGAGCCAGACCTGGATACCCCTCCCCGAGTCGATGACTGTGCGGCAACCATGTCCGACACCCAATTCTTCCAATCTGGCTTGACAAGCCAGAAGTCCGCGGTCGGGGAGCGCGTCGTCAGAAATTGGGTCGATGTCAATGAGAATGGCTTGGAGTTGAAGCACATCTGCATTTGAAGGCCGAATGAGTCCCGGTTTAGAGACCGGATTGAGTTGAATATAGCAGTCACTAGAGGATGCGTAGTTTCCAATGAATCTCCTTAGGGACGCTTCGGAAGTAACCCAAGTCCCCGTTATTCCCAGGGCGCTCTTAGAAAAAACGTACCTGTACTGTCCCGCAGGCAAAGGAAGAAGTCCCCAAGTATCCATATCCCCCAATACCATCTAAGATCCGAGGAGAGCACTTCGGTTCTCCGCATAGCCCTCAAACGGGTCCAATTGAGGGTAGGAGGAGATATCCGCCCGCCCTTCGCATGCGTCGATGTATTGGCAGAGCTTGTTTCCATACTTTCCTCCACAAGCTGATGGGTTTTGAGGGGGGAGGCCCTTGGGTTTCCTTGGGGGATTAATTAAGGCAACGGCAGTTGCGGTTATGTTTAGGCCAAAAGGATGGTAGCTTGGAGGGATCCAGCTTTCCATAGCGTCTATGTGCGTTTTAAGGTTCTTAACCATCTCCATATATCCCGAAAGAGGGAGGTACTCGACAGAGAAAGGCTCCTGTAAAGCGAGGGATTTATCTGATAGCTTTCGCACCACCGCGAGTATAGTTCCTCCATAGTTTGACAAAGGGATTTCGCTCGTATTACATACGAGGTAGGCGTATGCGACTTCATGGAAGGACCTCGCTATCAGGCGTTTAAAGACCCCCAGGGGCTTTGAGGGAGCAATGGTTTTATGTTGGAAGTGCCAGAGCTTCCCTCTCCATGAAACCAGCCGATCAAGTCGTCCGACAAGTACGTGTGATTCCAAAGTAGCGCGCAGCTCAAGCTCGTTTCCAATGGTGGTGACATCTTTGTGAGCATCTTCCCACGCAAGGAGGCTTTCATATGCCCTCACCATCCAAAGAGGCGCATCAAGGGGGAGAGCTTCCTCACCGGCTGCGACCCTATGCCAAAGTTTTCCCACATCAAGCGCATTGCTTCCATCTGTATCATAACTTGCTCGTCCCTCATCATGCCCTCGCTTGAGGTGGTATTTCCACCACCAAAGCCGAGGACATTCGAGGAAAGACTCGACCTGTGAGATGTTAACCACCATGCCCTTCGGTCTCCTTGAAGCCACACCCATCCGCGTTGCTTTGCAACGCCATGCCACACCTTAGCTGCCGCTATGAGGGGATTCATTTGTCCATTAACCAACACCCATCTGGGCGCACAATGTAAACCTCTGAGACCTTACGTTTAACTGAGACCTTACGTTTAACAGCGTAAGCATCACCGTAGCAATCGCATCCATCAAGTATCACTTTCGATGCTGGATCTTCACGTTGAAGCAAGCTGATAAGTTCTGCGACGGTCACTTCCCCTCCTTCATCGCCTCGGCCCAGGGGAGCGGTGCATCGGCAACCGCCCAGGCCCGATTGCGTGCGTTTATAAGCTTAAGACCGATCATCGGATCGTCTGGCTGCACCGAGACGCCGAGTGGGAAACGCACGGCCTCGCCATGTGCCCTCGCCAACCTCTCCGCAAAGTCGGCGGCGATGCTGGCTAGCGTTATGGCCGTCTCTAGTCCCGTCTCGTTGCGGAAAATGATCTCCTCGAATTGGTCAATTAACCACTCCTCCGCCGCCAGACGCGCGCTGTCGGTGGTCATGGCTTGGCCTTACACGCTACGGCCGGGAAAAACTGCTCATCTCGTTGGCCGCACTTACAGCACATCATCCACATCCACTTCCCCCATTTTCCCGGCTCAGCTTTGTAGCTGGTGTGCATTTCATGCCGGCAGCAACGATGGAACAGCAGGCGCAGGAAGTTCACGCCGTCCCCTTCTCCGCTGCATCCGCTTCGGCGGCGGCGATGTAGAGGCGGCCATGTTGTACGGCTGGATGCTTTGGGTAGTGCGCTGCTAGTTCTACGAGTTCGCGTATCAGCCACACCGCCTCGCGCTTAGCCTCGCGGGCGGCGGCCCTAGCGATTGCCGCGCACATTTGGCAGCAGATAGACGGAAGATCGCTCGGGGGCTCGGCCGCTTGCGCCGGAGGTCCAGACATACGGGACGAGCATTCCGCGCTGGCTCCTTGGCCGATAGTGCTGCTCGATTCGTCTATCCCGGACGCCCCCGAAGTCACTGGTAGGGACTCAATGGCTGGTACGGATAGTTGACCGTCACTGGGATCAGAGGCATCACCTCCCCCGAGCGAAGCATTGACCTGCGCGATGATGGCGCGCAGGTCGGCATTAGTCGGCGGGTACCCGTTAATCTTCACTTCGCCATTGGAGTACCGCAGTGACGTGCACGCCCGCGCGATGGCCAGGTCTCGCTCCGCGCTCATTTCCCCACCCTCCAACCAAGTACTTCAGCTGCGTAAGCATAGGCTGCATTAATCGCATGAGGATCATGCCCGGTAAAGCCAATCCACTTCCGCCGATGAATAGCTGCTAAATCCACCAAGCGGAAGACTGCTTCCCCGTCTTCTGCAAGGACTGAGAGAACATCCCGGCTTGGCTCCATAAGCCAAGCTGAAGAATCTTCAAGCCAATTATTTTGGGAATGCTCTCGATAGAGCGCATGGGGCGTTAAGGACCTATCACCATTAGCTAAAAATGGAATAGACTTATCCTTAAGGGATTCAAGGAAGTAAATGAAACGGCGCTCCCATTGCGTCCAGGTTTCCGCGGTATAATCTGGGTACATTGGCCCCCCCTCCCGGAACATCCAAGGATGTGGACGCCTCCATGTTAGATCAAGGAAAAGACCTGGTGTCGCATCACTCGGGGGGGTGAGGGAGCGCATCTGCTCGACTAGTAGGTTTACCATGGTATCTATTTGGGTCTGCGTTAACTCAGGCCACCCAATGATCTTACGCCCAAAGGCCCACGCAATGGATGCTGCTCCATCTACCCCAAGGAAGGGGAGCCCATCAACAAAGTCAAACCAGGCATCCCCACCTCCTACCCAATCCGGCTCTGGCCGCGTGAGTGTTTGCTTGTACAGGTACATCACCTTATGGGTTTTGCATAGTGCTAGGGCAGCATCGCGGGCATCTGGGTCATGTTGACCAGATTGGAAGACGAAGCCATGGAAACTTGGGTAGGAAAGCGCCGCAACCATATCCCGCCCTTCAATGTGTTGAAGGATCATGGGGCGATGCCTTTCCACAAGGTGACTAAGCCCACTAGGAACAACATCCCTGCCACCAAGCCGAAAATGTACGCTCGCGTCCATTGGCTCATTTTAGGATTACTCGCTTTAGTTCCGCCAAGCTAATGCTGTATTGCAACGAGAACCTGATACACGACATATCAGACATGGCTGCATACCACTTAGCCCAATGATTATCTCTTAGGTCTACAAGCCTCATCGGAACATCTCTTGTGGTCGAAGGGACTCAAGGTAATGGGCCATGTTCCTGTAGCAGCCCTCGCAAATGTCCCAGGCAGCGGCGAAGGGATGGAGTACCCTCACCCGCACCAGGTCATCGGAGGGCTGCTTACAGGTCTCGCAAGTTGGCCTAGACAACCTATGTCCGCAAGGCAGGTTTGTAGTCTTCCCCGCGGAGGGAGTAGGTCGAGGCCACGGCATTCCGGGCGGTGAGCTTCTGCGGCTCGCCTAGGTCCCCGCGGTCATTGAGGATGGGCCGCAGCTCAGGGTGGACCATCAGGAAGAAGTCCCGGTAGGTCCCGTCTGGCTCTGGCGTCCCGTTAACAACATGGCATACCAGGAAACGGGTATCCCCATCCGCGGCGCCTTCGATTTCGTAGAGGGTGCCGAAATCGTCGGAGTGGATGCGCTTCCCAGCTTCCTTAACCAGCTTAGCCCCACCAATGAGCTTGATGAGACATCGCCGGATCTCAATGTTGGGGTATTGGAGGAGCTTAGAGACAGGCCAAGAACGGCATCCCTCGTAGTCCTCTGGAGGAATAGGGATCCCGTCGATGAAATGCTGCACCAGCTTCCCACCGGGGTACGCCAGTGCAGGGCCAGCGAGGGAGTGGGCACGAAACCTATCATCCACTCGGAGGGTTGCAGGCTTCGGGGTGATGATCGCCCACTCATCGTGGACGAAACACCAGCCGGAGACCTTTGCCAGCTCGATGAATGCCAGGATGATGGGCTCTTGTGGTTCCTTAACCACCTCCTCCATGAAGTCGAAGTAGGCTAGCCAGCCTGCTTCCATGGAGCCATAGAGGATGGCATCGGAGTAGTTCTTTTGGCCAGACTTCTCCATCCAAAGATCACGCCCCTGGACTGGATCATCTGCGTAGAAGATATCCCGCGGCTGAGGGAGGCCACCAGCATCGTAGCACCGACGCAGTGCCGCCTCAGCCGCAGGCATATCGAAGGTGGTAGATTGCGCGATCTTTTCCCACTTAGCGTGGTACTTGGGGATCAGCGCCTCTTGTTCCTTGGTGAGCTTTTGGGACATCCTTACTGGCCTCCATTCTATCTTTCAAGCTAATTATGACACTGTAGTAAGAGAATGGCCCGCTACACAGCGGTCCAGTAACCGCGTGGACGTATAGCTTAACCAAGGCCACCTAATCGGCCATCAACCGCGCGCCCTGATCCCACTCAAACTGACGCTTAAGCTGCCAGGTCCCAGGGGTGAGGGTGACCGTACCATGCTCCATGGTGAGGACCTTGGGCGCCGTCTCGTGGGTCACTTCGGTGTCTTCAAGGACCTTAAGATAGAGATTTCCACCTCGCTCAACAATCTCCACACTCGGGGACTCTGCCACGGCGTGGACGTGGCCAGTGGCTTCACCACGCGCGAGAATGTAGCGGCCGAACTCATCCTTTGCCATGACTTCTCCACGGAACTCCTCCGTATCGACGGCGACGAAAAGCAAGTCACCTTGGGCAATCTGCTTGGACTTAAGCATTTGAGCTATCTCCTTTGAGGTTATCGAACCAATCACGCTGACAGGCAAACTTGAAGTTAGGGTGGGTTAACCTATCCCGCCAAACTAATTTGATTCGTAGGGGTGCAAGCCCCTCTATATCAGAGGACCCTCTCCACGCCTGATACCATAGGTCGGCCAGGCGGGCGTATCTCCGTGAACCGAATGGCTTCATCTGACCACTCCATCTTGTAGCGTAACGCAGGTGCCGCAGCCCCCCCCCTTCCCTTCACCCACCTAACGCTGATCTTTGAGGATTTGGCCCCCAGCTTCGGTCGCCTACCTCGCCCTGAGAATGGCACGAGGATCATATGCGTGTCAAGGGAATTATGAATGGCACTAGAGCCTCTGGCAGAATCCCATTCCCATGAGCCGGCACCCTCCCCCCGAGGGGGTTTCTTGGAATGATGGAGCAAGAGGATGGCGGCATTCCTTGCAGCAAATCCCCGGAAGAAGCGCATAACATGGGTCATCGCCGTAGAATCATTTTCATCAAGGTCGTGAAACGCCCTAAGCGTGTCCACCACGATGAGGTCAGGAAGGGCCCCGGAAGGGTACGCAACACTACCCAATATCTCATCGAACCTACTTGGATCAGAAAGTGTGAGGGATTGGAAGCAATACCAAAGGCCGCCGGAGTGCTCGTCTGTAGGGTCGCAAGACTCGGGGGGGAGGCCGGCGCCGGCAAGTATGCGCCTGAGCTGAGTGGCGTGGTCCCAATCTGCGGCATCGTTTCCGACATAGACTACCCTCATGCGCCTTACAGGCGCGGGTTGGCCAAGGAAACCACGGCCGGAGGCCGCGTGGGCGGCCAGGGCAGTGGCTAGGTTTGACTTCCCGGCGAAGCCAGGGGCCGAGAGCATGGTTAGGGTTTTAGCCCGTATCCACCCGTCCAGCACCCAAGGTGGCATCTGGATTTTGGTGACTTGGGCTGCGGTGAGTAGTTTCAATGGCACTCCTAATCTCTAACAGGCCCCAAAACAGGAGTGGATGGTCGGACGGCTCCCATGCACAGACTTCCCAATGCTTCAATCCTTTCCAACGGAGCATACTAGAGTCCATAATCTACCTCATTGGGCTAGGGAGGTCAATGCGAAAATGAGGTGGGAAACTACTCCTCATTTGGCTGGTAAAAAGTTTGGCAAAATAAATTGAACACGCGGGTGTATGTATTTAATTAGGTAATAATTAGCACCAATTACCTGTAAGTCTATGGGGCGCATGGTTTTCCCCAATACCCCCCCTCATACTCCCCCCTAGGGAGTAGGAGAGTGAGTGGGAGGGAGGGAGGAAGTGGTATCTCACTCCTACTCTCCCTCCCTAGTACCCTTCCGCCCGCGGGGCCGCCTTGGGGGCGCGGGCGAGTCCCATTTTAAAATTAAACGCCATGGCGCCCATGTGGTTGTTTGGAATGCCCAGCATCCTTCGGAGGTGCATGTGGTGTGGATGGAAAGCATCTGGGGTAGCCCTCCCAGTGGAATGGGTGCCTACGGCGTAAGCCGTGACGAGCTTAGAGGCTAGGGGTTTCTGTGACAAGACGCTCCATCCATTGTATGAAGTTTAGAGACCCAGGAGCGGGGGAACCTATCCGCGTGCCAAGCCAAATGTCCCGCTCAAGCTGGTTGCGGCACGGTGCTACCCACTTCCACCAAGCCTTAGTCCGCAAGATCGGGAGTTCAGGGCTTCTCATGCCACTTTGCCCGTAGGGAGACCATGTGCTTTAGGACACTCAGGAGGTGTATCTCCGCTTGGTCCAGGGACTTGAGGACGATGCTGGGATGGCGTGGGTCGGCCTTTGGCTCAGTCACCTGGTGGATGATCTTCGCCGCGCGCCACATGTGGCTGGCTATGAGCCGTTCAGTTTGGTCCATGGGATGGCCTTTATGCGGATGATGAGGGCCTCGCGGACTGCCCCAATGTGGTACCGTAGAAATAGTTGGGGGCTCAAAAGGAGCCAATCCCTTCGGAGACGAATGCGCGCACTTGCAAGGTTATACCAAGTCATCGGGTAGCCCTCCCCCCGAGTTTGGCAAGGATGCCCTTCGCCCTAGCTTCGAGGATCATGGCCTCGATGGCGGGGACTTGGAGCATGGAGGCCATGGTGTGTTCGCGCTCAGCCACTTGGAGGGCGTGGTCGCATGCGGCCATGGCCCTGTGGGTCCAGGTGGATAGGCTCGCCAAGCCCATCGAGGCAAAACACCAATGGACCCCCCGGCGATAGGTCCGATGGCAAAAGCCGCATGTGGAAGGGGATGTGACCATCATGGCTTGGCCTTTCGGTAGGTGGTTAAGGAAGCCTCAGCGATGACCAAGGATTCGTATGCGGCCATTGGTGCCCAATGGATGGACCAACCCCAAGGGGTCTTGTGGCTTGAGGGGACCTTGAGGTAATGGACCTCTCCGACCTTGGCAAGGATGGCGTGTGCGTGGTGGATCTTCATAGCTTGAGGTTATGGGACCGCAGGTCCCAAGTCAAGTGGTGATTTGGCTAGGTATGGTGCGTAGGGGCAGGGTGTGCCAGACTCGGGGGGAGGGTGGCGGCAGGTAGCAAGAAGGGGAGGAAGGTGGTTAGCCTTCCTCCCCGAGTGGTTCGCGTAGGACTCGAAACCTACTCTTGGCCGGGCTTAGTCAGTTGCATCAGATCGTCACCGACTCGTCCCACTGTCTGGGCATGTGTCCCTTCCACGTCGCCGAACCAGGCTCAACGCCAGAGAAACCAAAAAATATCCACCAGGCTCAAGCCTGCGAGGATGGTGAGGAGCATGGGGCTCTCCTTTGGGGTTAGGGTAAGGGTGGGCGCTCAGTAAGGATACGCTTGGGGGAAGGGGATGTCAAGGAATTGTGAAAGGCTGCCCAACGTAAGCCTTGGCAGCTAGGCATGGTGGAGTATGGGTAGGTTTGCCGTCGGGACCAGGTTGCCAAAAGCACCAGCACACTCCTCGAAGGTGTAGGGTGCCATCGTTATTGATAAAGCGGCGTCCTATGGCAAGTAGGATGTCCACGGCAACGGGATCATTGGGGGTCATGGCTAATTGGGCCTTCCAGAGGGTAAAGCCCTCCGAGCCATACCTAGGTATGGGTGGATAGAGATAGGTCATTCCTCGCCCATAGCTATGGGCGGTTTTGGGGCATGTTGGGCATTCAGGTTGGAGGAGCGCAGGGCCTTGGATTCCTCCGAGAGTGTCCTGCGCCGGGCGACCCTCAGGGCGGACCCCCGCCATAGGTCTGCGGGGACGCGGATCTCCCAAGAGACCTCCCGGCCTTTGGCATTCTTTGCGGCTTCGATGATTAGGCGCGAGGCGGCTAAGCGCTTAAGGCGTGCGAGTACGCCAGGCTCAGTGGTCGAGATGAGGAAGAAGCCCTCATCGAGGTCGCCTAGGTTGGCTATGATGACGGTTTCACGTTCGGCGCGGATCATGTGGGGGATTCCTCCAAGGGGTATTTAGCTATGCAGTTAACCCACCCGGTGGGGGAGCATCTAGGCTCCTTCCCGCGACGGAGTGGCCAAGGCGAGAGGGT